GGAAAGAAAACACTTGAAATTGAACTGTTCAATCAAGGTGTAAATCCAGGACCTTTCTCAACAAATCCAACAGTTGTTGCTGCGAGAATTGATTATAATGGCACACGAGGAACAGGAAAATCTAAGTCCTGGGATGATAACCCAATGGGCATCTCTGCTGAACTGATTCCACCACCATGTCCAAAGGAAGTTGGTGGTAAAGGTGTCATTACAGAGGTGATTGTGGATGATCCTGGAAACGGATTTGAAACACCTCCTCTTGGACCTCCACCACCAGATGCACAACCAGATCCAGACGCACCAACAGTTGTTCCGGTTGCTCTGCAGTTGAAGAGTGTTGACATTGTACAACCAGGCATCAATATGCGTTGTGGTTTAGACCCAATCGTAATTGAACCAAGTAATGGTGCTGAGTTGTCATATGATTGTGATACTTTTGGCAGACCAACCAAAATAAATGTGGATAGACCAGGTTTCTTTGTTCAACCACCTGAAATTAGAATTATCACAGAAACTGGTATTCCTCCCGTATTCCGTCCTCAGTTTGAGGTTATCATTGACCCGATTGGTGTTCCTGATGACCAGTTGATCCAGGTCACTGACCTACCAGGAATTAAGAGAACTGGATTCGTCAATGGTCGCTCTTACTTTGGTGCTGTATATTATGAAGACGGGTTGAAATTTGCTGGTTTCTTTGCTACAGTTGGAGAACCTGTTCGTGTCTATGACACCCTACAGGAAAGCATCGATACTCAGGTCACCACACCTCCATCTGCGATCCAGAGACAGGGTACAGATATTACTGCTAATGATCCTAGACTTAATATCCCCAATACTCCAGACGAAATCGTTTAAATAGTCAGGTAAGAAAATAAAGAATGGCAACTCCATCCAATAACAAACTGAATAGAACCGGAGGTGAAGAGTCTGGACCAAGGACTGATTCAGCAAAGGAAAATTATCATGCCATAAAATTATCCAACCCAGACGCCTCTCTTACATTCAGTCAAATTCATAAGAAGGCAGATGTAACTGCGGCAGTCATGCTGCAGACTCTTGATGCTGAGCACTCCTTCTTTATGGATAAAGATGGGACAAGAAAAGGATGTACCACATCATGCTCTCCTAGAAGATTAAATCTTGAGTGTGGAAGTGCGATGGAGGAGGCAGAAGATGCCTTGTTTATTAACGCAAAGAATGGTAATATAATTATCAAAGCCGACAACGGCAAAATTAGAATGGAGGCAACCGACATTGAGTTGGTCACCACAGGTGACACTGCTGATAGAGGAAATATTAAACTAACCTCTAGTCAGAATGTTATTGTTGAGGCAGACAAAAAGTTTTTGGTTGACTCCAAGCACACCAAAATGGTGAGCACAGGACAAACTGAAATTAGTGCTAACACTTGTATGAGAATTTACGGATCAATCATTCGTGGAGTGACTGACGCATGTTCTGTGAAAGACTCCAAGAATAATAATCAAAGAACTCAAAAAGAAAATAATCAAGTCTAGGAGATGAGAAAATGAGTTTTGAACAAGATGATATCAGAGCAGGTGGTCAAATCAGAGTTGGTTCTGCTGGTATTTGTCCGCCAATTAAAGAAGGTGATAAAAAAATCAATGGATCAATGCACGCAGAGGGTCCTGTTGTTTTTGGTGACCCAGGAGCAGAGGCAAAAAATCGTGCCACTTTGATTGTCAATAGAACTGACAATGATGATGAGGATTGTGATAACGCAGACCGTTCCGTATGGGTCAATGGGAACATGTTTCTCAATGGAGATGATGGAACACCATATGCCTTAAATCAAGTTGGAAATACTTTAATTGATGGGAATAGTCAGACACCAAATGCGTTAAGACTTAGTGGTGGATCGACAGTTGATAGTTTGTATGTTGATGGTGATGTTTATGTCACCGGAAAAGTTGATTGTGACAACAAGGGAAGATTAGCATCCAGATTTTCATCGGCAGATGCCAGACCAAAACCATTTGACATCAAACACCCATCAAGAGAAGGATATCGTCTTCGCTATGCCTGTGTTGAAGGACCGGAAGTTGGTGTTTATCTCAGAGGTCGTGTAAAAAATGAGAAGGTGATTGTTCTCCCTAGTTACTGGAAAGACTTTGTTTATATTGATAGCATTTCTGTCCAGTTACAACCAATTGGTGCTCATCAGGATGTAATCGTCAAACGATGGGATGATGAGAAGATCTATCTTCAGTCTAGAGGTGGTATGCCGATTGATTGTTTCTATCATGTGTATGCCGAGAGAAATGACATCAATCCTCTGATCACCGAGTACAAGGGTGAAAGTTGTGAAGATTATCCAGATCCAAACCACCATAAAATTTCAGAAGACGAAAGAAACTACAAAGATCCCGAATACGCAACGAAGCAGAATATCAGAACGAAGTGAAGAAACTAATCTATATTGAGGAGAAGTTTCTTGATCCTATTCTTTGTGAACCATTTATTAATCTGGCAAGAAAGAATGATGAGGAAATGCCCTATGGAGATGAAAATAGAGGTGGTGATACTTTCTTAACCACGGTAAGTCACGGGAAGAAAGATAAATCATTGTCGAAAGGCATGGATGTGCCAGAACCAGATGGCAATTACGGTGCGATATATCTTGGTGGAAACGTTGATCCAACAACGATTGAAATAGATGATGATGAATTATTCAAAACAGTGGTTCATAGTATCACTGATTTGTGTAAATCATTTGATCCAGATATTGCTTTAGATTATGTTGGTGTTGTACGTTGGCCACCTGGAACTTTTATGAAACCTCATTTTGATAGAAATGATGTTCATGGTCCTGATGTGTTTGCTGCCATGCTTTATCTCAATGATGATTTTAGTGGTGGCCACACATGCTTTGAGGATTTTGATGTAGCACCAGAACCTGGTAAACTCATAATCTTTTCAAATTCACAGTATCTACATCATGTAAACAAGGTGGAGGACGGTGAAAGATTTGTCCTATCCTTCTGGTATAAACGCTTGACACCACCCGCCGAATGACCTATGATACCTAGGTAAGCAAAACACCCCCCATGCAAGACGAGTACCTCACACGCTGCGTCGTGGACCCCGTGAAGCGTAAGTTCTACCTGTACTCCAGTGAAGGTGAAGAGAAGATCGTTGACTGCGAAACCGTAGATCAGTTCATGGGTGTACTGGAACTGTGTCGTGCTATGCTTGATGAAGACACACTTGCGTATGCGTCTCCAGTCTGAGGGAAAATCGACTTTTATTTCCAAAAAAGTCGGGAAAAAAATCCCGGCAAAAAATCGCCCTGTAGACTTTTTATGTTAGTCCACCCCCAATCTCTTTATAAAGAAATCTTGGAGTGTTATGAGTATGAGACCCGAAACCCGACAATCTATGGAAATGTTGTTCGTGGCGAAATGGAATATTCCAAAAGCAGCGAAGAACGCAGGTCTGACCAACAAGGAGATGAAAATCACCTTTAACGAATATTGCACATTTCACCCTCCTACTTGGAAATTGGAGTGATTCCTTGGGAGCGTGGCGGAATCGGTAGACGCACCAGACTTAAAATCTGTTGAGAATTAATCTCATGGGGGTTCAAGTCCCTCCGCTCCTATCCCATAAATACGCTTAGGGTATGCGGTAATCCCCATGAACTACCGAATAGACACAAAGTATTGTTGGTACAAACGCACAGATAGAAAAGAGATTGTGTTGATGTATTTCATACAAAATGTTCCTTTTACCTTTGATGATCTTCCCGACTATGCTAGTCATGATGCGGAACTCATAGAATTAGCGAATAATACCAAAACATGGGAGGTTGAAGATCTCTATAGACTATCTGGTTATTTGGTAGCAGAACAATGCCATCCGATGCTATTTGAGTTAGAATTAGAAAATCCAGAACTTTTACCGGTAGATTGAAAAAAGATGGTTATTAATTTGTGGCACAATAAAAAAATGGATCAGTGGCGATGGTCACTCACAGAAATCAATGTAATGACACAACATACTGGTGGTCAGAAAGAACT